AACTGCAAATAGTTTAAATGGGGAGTCTACATACGCCAATATTTTAGATAAAACATCGTCTGAATTGTTTAATGGCATATTTATTTCCATCTACCCCATGTACATTCGTAAGCTATCCAAGTTGCAAATATGTAACACAACGCCATAACGCTTTTCATTACCCGTCTATCGCTTTGCTCTAAATACTTATCACGCTTTTCTTCCCACTGCTTCCTAGCTTTAATACCCTGTATTTCTTCCCACGCTTTTTCGCCATACTTCTTAACTATTTCGTGCTTAATCTTTTCTTCAGACTGCTTGGCTAACATCAGCCTTTGAAACTCATCTACCGCCTCAATGATGGTAGTAGTATCAGGATTTACAACCCTTGAATTCTTCCTTGATGCTGATCTTTCTTTTGCTGCCTTATCCGCTACCGCCAGTACGCCATCAATTGCTTTACTTAATTCTTCAGACGCCTTTACAGACTCATTAAGAGTCTTTGTGACCTGTTTCGTGCCATCGATAATTCCAAACGGATCGGGCATAAATCAATTTAGAACACCTTTCCGCCAGCGGCTGGAACTGAAGTTGCATGAATAGAGATATGTTGTCTAAGGTTTAAAGGGGCGTTACAGTCTGAGCAGGTATCTGCCTCTAGCTCGGCTTTATCTAAGTCATAACCACAGGCGGCACAAACTACTTCTATTTCGTGGTGCGGCTCAATTAAACCGCCTTCTAATGTTCTAGCTTCTATAGTCTGTTTCATGTTAACCCCATTTCTTTACGGATCTTGGTTGCTGAAATATTGTGCGTTGCATCATCAAAGGTTTCTTGTTCTATCTTGTAACCAACGTCACGCCCGTAGGTAATGTTGGTGATGTTAGGCACTACTTGAATCTCGTATTGCCCTTGAAACAGCGGATCTAAATCACGTTTGATGTTGGACTTTACTTGCTCAATGGCAAATGGGTTACTGCCTTGCCAACCCTGACAATCACGAATCTGGATAACGACCTGACCTGTCTTGGCGATAGCACGTTCAAACAAAGCTCTGTGACCTGGATGCCACGGTTGCCATCTACCTAGCATCTGTACTGTTTCAGATTGCCAGTTAAAGACTGGACGTCTGCGGTTCTCAATAATGTGGTTACCAATAAACTCAGCCCACTTCTCGCAGTTCTGCTCCGTTACACGGAAGTCGTAGACTGTTGGTGGGATAAAGGCTTTGTTGGTATCTTCGTACCGACCAGCGTCAATGGTATCCATCCAGATAGTCCAGTCCGCCTTGAAGTTATTACGCATCTCTACGAGGGGTGCTACAAAGTCGCAGATTACATAATCACCGCCAGATTCTAGGGCAAACTGAGCCATGCGTAAGGATTGCCGAATTCTGCCTTCGTTGGAGAAATCCCAGTCGTTGTACTTCTTACGCACTTCGTCAGCGTTAAACCAGTTAACCTGTGCGTTAAAGCTAGTAAATGCTTCGCCATAATCAGCTCTAGTACCGTTTGTTTCTAAATACTTTTTTAGGGCTTCGGCTAGGTAAGTCTTACCAGCACCAGGCAAACCCATAATAAGTATTTTTTTCATAGGAGAGCGTCCAGTTCATCGTGAGTAGTACAGGCATCAATAGCAGCTTGTTTTGGTGCAACACTATCTTTAGCTGCTTGCAAGGCTACGGGATCATAAGTAGACGGATCATTAGCTTGCTGTCTAAAAAGCATATTAAATGCCATTTGTGCGTTTTGTTTCATTTCATTTTTGCGTTCATCTACAGTTACATCAACAACGCCATAAACAGCTTCTACAGGATCTTTGGTCAAATCCCAAGTGTGACCTGTGTAGTATTGACGATGTGGAATAATCGTAGGCTTTATCTCAATTGCATTTCTCCAACCTGGTCTGTTGTCTGGTGGTGTATCCCAACAATCTTTAACCTCACCATTTTCAATTCGTACATATAAACTCATGCTATCCTCCTAATTTTATTTGCTTGGCTGTTTAATTCTTTTGCTATTTTGTTAAAAGGTGCTTCCCAATTACCAAATGTTTCTTGACGAATTAATTTCATGCTGTCGTAATAAGGGGTTTTTTCACCATCAATAGCATACAAGAAATAAGGCATTACTGGGGTTACTACCCATGTAGGTACTCCCATAGCGGCAGATAAATGACTTACAGATGTACAAGAACTAATAACTAAGTCACAAGAAGCAACAGCATTCCGTGTATCTTCCCAAGTATCTAATGGTACAGTTTTTACCCAAGATGGTGTTGCATCAACTCCCTCATCTCGCTGTAATGAAATAAATTCTGCGTCTGCATTTTGTACGGCATTAAACATTAACTCATGAGGAAACTTTTTATGGTGTTCATGTTCAAATTGTGAGTTACCTTGCCAACGCAAACCAATGCGTTTGTTATAACTTTTTATAGTAGATGGTTTAGTTATGTATGGTGTTCCGTTTAGGTCTGACAATTCAAATCCTAAAGGCACTACCGCAGACATACCCGCTACCCAAAAATCATGATAAACACCGTATACAGCTTTATGTTGCACTACAGCTAAAACACCTTCAACATCAATAAAAAGTGGAGCTAATTGACCTGTACATGAAATAATAACCTTGCAACCCCGTTGAGCAATATGTTTAGCGTAACGTACTTGGTGTATTTGGTCACCTAAACCACCTTCTAAATAAAGTAACACAATACCTTTACTTTTACCATCCCATTGTGGTGTTGTTACATCAAGTCTAGAGTTACCAAAAACTCCTTCAATCCTACCTCTGTCCATTAATTGATAGCCTTTTTGTATTTGTCCTTGACGAAGCAAATACCAACCACGATTGTATGCAGCACGATTATTGTTAGGTTCTTCTTTTTCAAGTTTTTGTGCAATGCGCCATCCTTCAGCAAAGTTTCCAATTGTAGATGCTGCAAGTTGCAAATCAAGATTATGTACTTCTAAAACAGTTTGAGGCGTTGGTAACCAAAACTCAGACTGGCAAAATTTTAAATAATGATGCTTTAAAATGTTTTTTGGGTCTTCTTTATGTTGTGCTTTTAAAACAGGTTTAATGTCGTGCATACCTGCAAAACCATGTAGTGTTTCATCATCTTCTGTTACAGATGATCCATCAATATTATTAAAATCATATTCAAATGAAGGCAAATCAAGAAAGTTATGAATTCGATCAAGTTGTGTTTTTGGATTATTTATTAAATCTTCATACTCAACAAAAAGAAAATTTTTAGGATTTTGTTCATATCCATTTTGCAGAGCAACATAAGCCGCTTTTAAATGATCCATAAGTTGACCAGAATTTATAAACTCATCCAAGTTTTCTGGTTTAGCAACACGAACAAACGATGCAGCACAATCGGGAACGGATCGAACTGTAGCAATAATTTTAATTTCTCTGTCTAATACTTGATTCATGGCTTGCATAATCATTGGCATAGACCAACCTCTAGATTTATCCAATACTATAGGTCTACTGACATCTTCATAAAAAGCATCAATTGTTCCACGCATAGTTTGCGCTAATTTTTTGCGGTCTAGATCATTTTTATTTAAAAGATCTGTTGAGTGCCAACTAATAGCTAACGCATTTAGTACATGAACAAGTCCAGAAGTTGTTGATACATGAATATCTTTGTTTTGATTAAGAATAGCGGCTAATACGGTAGAACCGCTTCTAGGTATTCCAGCTAAAAAATGTAAGTTTTTTTTCACAGCGTAGATTTAATACCATGCGTTTTGTTGTACATACCACCAGCAACATCTAACCAGTCGTCAGTGCCAATTTGAACTGGACTTGACCTATTAGTTCCATCGCCCAAACCTAGTTGACCATTACCGTTAGCACCCCAAGCATAAAGTTTGTTGCCCGTTGTTACAGCAAAAGAACTGTTATAACCACCTCTTGCAAATTTCCAATTAGTTAAAACGCCAACCTGTGTAAGAGTTGATCTAGAAGTTGTATCGCCTACTCCTAGCTGACCATATAGATTCCATCCTGTAGTAAACAGTTCACCAGTTGATTTTACAATTACTGTGTGATAACTACCAAAGCCTCCAATTCCACCAGCATCTATCCAAGTAGATCCAGAGCCAACTTGTTTAGCAGATGAATAATCGGTGGTGTTGCCTAAACCTAATCTTCCATTAAAGCCTGCCCCCCAACCCCACAGTTGACCCCCTGTTTTAAGCGCCATGACGCTTGCTTGACCATCATAAGACCCTTTAACTCTAGACCAGTCTACGTCACTACCAACTTGTACTGGTGACGAATTTGCTGCTCTTGAAGCTCCTGCACCACCCGCTGAACCCCATGACCATAAAGTTCCATCTGTTTTTACACAGAAACCAGCTGTTGTAGTTCCGCCTGGTGTTGCCCAATTGGTTGCACCGCCAACCTGTTTAGGTGAAGAATAGTTTGTAGTATTGCCATTGCCTAATTGACCAGCAGTATTTTCACCCCAAGTCCATAAAGTTCCATCTGTTTTTACTGCTATACAAGAATAATTACAAGCAGCTATCAATGACCAATTGGTTAATAATCCCACTTGAACTGGAGATGTTCTATCAGTTGTATCTCCAAAACCTAATTGACCTAAGTTATTTTTGCCCCATGTCCACAGTTCCCCATTTGTTTTAATACCTGCGCCCCAAGATCTACCTAGATTGGAAAATGTTTGCCAATTATCAGCTGACCCAATTTGAAGTGGAGAATTTCCTCCTGTAGCTCTTCCAAGACCATTGGCTTCATTATTACCCCATCCAAATAAGTATCTTATAACTGATGTTGTTATTGAATTACTTGCTGCACTAGGAGCGCTTGTTCCAACGGCATTAGTTGCAGTAACTGTAAATGTGTAAGAGGTTCCACCAGATAAGCCAGTTACATTAATTGTTCCTGACCCAGCTTGGACTAATGTTCCTGTACCGCCAGCAGGACTTGAAGTTGCTGTATAAGATAAAATTACAGAACCACCATCACTTGCTGGGGCTGTAAACGAAACAGTTGCTGTAGACGCTCCTGTAGCAGTTGCTGTTCCTATTGTAGGCGCACCTGGCACTGATGCCGCAGATACTCCAGCAAAATTAAGCATAATCCCGCTCATGCTAGATTCCCAGTGACCACCGCAGTAGTAGCGTTAATAAATAGAACAGTAGCTACACCCCTTGTGGTGACGCTAAAACTGTTGATGTCTGCGTCTGTGCCGCCTTTATAAAAGTTTGTAACAGCCGAACAAGTGCAAGAAATAGACCCTGTTGTATTGTTAAATATGCTAATAGCATCGCCAGCAGCAAAAACTGAAGCTGGGACTACAACTGATCCTCCAGTTCCTAACTCAACAAACTCACCTACATCTGCGGCTGTGAGTGTATAAGCTGTTGTTTTAGCACCTACTGCTGGAATATTACGGTAGCCAACAGCGTTTGTACCATCGGCTGTGCAAGAAGTAAGATTTCCAGAAGCTGGTGTGCCAAGTGCAGGAGTAGTTAAAGTGGGCGAACTAATAGTTGGTGAATTTAAATGTGTAATAACTTCAACTACGTTTGTAGCATTGTTATAGACAAACATCGACTTACCAGCAGGTACTACAACTCCTGAGTTTGATGTGTTCTTGACTGTAACGGCATCTGCTAATCCGTTGTTAATAAGGTACAACTTCTCAATTTGGCAGCCTGAACCAAGGATTAACTGTCTAGCACCGCCAGAAGTACCTGTAAGGTTTAGTCGTAGGTTACGGGCTGTTTGAGCCGCATTGCTATCCGTAAGGGTAACTGTAACGTCCGCACTAGAAAAGGCGACATCCGCAGATCCTGTGATTGCTTCGCTAATTGCAACAGAGAAGTTGTTGTTGGTCGTGGTTCCCCATGTACCTGTCTGGTCACCTGTACCAATCAACTCTATTTTAAGATCACTATATGAAGATGCCATAATTTTTCCTTACCTAAATAATATCCGTTTTATGCTGCTATTTCAATCCAGTTCGGGGTTTGGCTAGTATCAATTTCTAACCAGAAAGATACCGTTCCAACCTGCCCTACTGACTGTACACCTGTAACACTTACATTTGCTGCTGCATTTACTGTTACCTGACCAATTGATCCAATTGCCTGAAGCCCTGTTACTGGGACATTCGCTGCTGCATTTACCGTTACTTGTCCTTGCCCTACTGTGCCTGCTACACCTGTTACGGCTACATTTGCATCCGTTATAAAACTTACAGTTCCTATAGACCCTGTAGCACTTAATCCTGTTACTGGGACATTAGCGGCAGCATTTACATCTACTGAACCCTGTCCAACTGTTCCTGCTACTCCTGTAACAAAAACTTCAGTTAATACTTCAACAGTTACACCGTTAACTGCCCCTGCACCTGCAACACCTGTAACACTTACATTAGCGTCAGCATTTACCGTTACGCCACCAACTGCTCCTGTTCCTCCAACACCCGTAACAAAAACTTGAATACCTTCTTGAACTGCTGCTTGACCTATTTGTCCCGTGCCGCCAACACCTGTTAAATCTATTACACCTGTGCCTGTAACTTCAACTCCGCCAATATTTCCTGTTGCTAGTAATCCTGTTACTGGAACGTTTGCCGCTGCATTTACAGTTACACCGCCAATTTCTGCTGTGCCTGATACTCCTGTAACGCTAAATTCTACGTTTGTAATAATGGCTACTGAACCTACTGCCCCAGTACCAGCTACTCCCGCACTACCTGTACCCCAGCCAGTATCACCCCAACCTAAATAACCCCAACCTTCAAGGTAAACTTCTATGTCGTCTCGCTTTAACGCTTGACCTATTGCTCCTGTGCCACTAACACCTGTAAGGTTTAGAACCGAATCTCCTGTAACTGTTACATCATTTACACTAGCTGTACCAGATACACCTGTAAGGCTAACACTAATATTTTCAGCTATTACTACTGTTCCTACAGCTCCAGTTCCTACAAGCGAAGTACTTCCAAATCCCCAAGGTGAGTCACCCCACCCATCAAGACCAAAACCTTCTAGAGAAACGGATACATCAGCCACACCGCATTAACCTTAAGCGATGCGGATAATTGCACCAGTCGCAGTAGCCGCTGGGAACACAATCGTAAACGTACCTGCTGTAGAAGACTTAGAACCACCAAAATCTAAAATAGCTACGGCTGGATTACCTGTTGCAGTATCGTTATATATCATGGCGCCAAATGCTGTAATGGTCGCAGTAGTAAACGATAAGTCCGCAAAATCAGTAAGCGCTGTAGTTCCAGAAGAAGTTGGAGTAACTTTACTTAGAGTTCCGCCACCCGCAGTATATGAACCAGAAGCCGTTACTTCGTTAGTTGTTGTATAAGCTGTGGTAGCCGCAGTAAACGAAGCTGAGTTGTTATACAAAGCTAGTTTAAACGTGTTACCTGAGACAGCCGTAAAGTTATGCACAGCCTGTAAGATTTGAACCTTAAAAGATGTTGGCATGAAGTTACCTGTAAAAGCCATTTTAAATTCTCCTTAATAAATTAGCAGCCTCAACTTCACCGCCTTGTACACAAACTTGAATGCAACTAGCCCTTTCGGACTGTGCTGCACGACTCAAATATTCAGAGATTGTACGCTCTAATGCTTCTCTGAAATACTTTGCTTGCTCCCGAATTTCGGGCGGGGCAGTTTCTGATACCCCAATGATCCTATTTACGCAGAGTTCTGTCAATTCTTCAAGCGGTAAACCGCCATAATTGCTTGTTTTTACGAGAGGGCTGATAATATCGCCAGTTTTAATTTCAAACATTTATGTCCTCTTTGCTTCTGGTGGGTTGTATTCCACCTCGTCTTTTACCGTATCTTTGATTTCAGAGTACTTTTTAGCCACAAATCGTTCATTTTCTAGCCCTACGACCAAAGGATCACTAAGACGGTGGTAGCCGTACAGCTTACTAATAGTCGGCTCGCTGGTGTCTAACAGGCATGATCCTTGAGCTATACCAACCTTAATGCCCCGTTCCATCGCCTTTGCCAGTAAAAACTCGCAACACGCTCTACCTGCCTCGGCAAAGTGAACTACGTTTTTGTACGAAAAATCAATCCCATACAGGTGGATTTGCCCTACCTTGGCAGCAATTGCATAGCCAATAGCAAAGGCTACGGTGTTGTTAAAGTATCCTGTCCCGCAAGCGTTCATTACTTCATCTAAGGGGAACTCTACTAATCCAGGACAACGGGGGTCTAATTCACAGGTATAGATTGGACCTGTGTGCTTCTCTAGTACCGACCGCATAAGTCCAGTTTGAGTGCCTGCATCATCACTATCTAGGAATCGGCTGGCTGGATCCAGCATAAAGACTCGGTCATGGTAAATCACCCCTGCCATAGCGTTAATTGCCCATACTTCATCAATTGGCTGAGAATGGGTCTTGGCTAGGATGAACTGACTATGGGATTTGCCCATTGCCACAATAGCAATACTTTTACCTGATAAATCTGGAACTTTGTTAATCATCTAACTGGATACCTTACTTGTCCACTTCTGTAGGCGTCTTGACGGTTCTTACCATCGCCTAATTGTTTAAGTTCTGCCATTGCATCGTCATAGCGGGCTTTATACATTGTCATAGTATCAGCGTCTGTTTTCATAAATAAAGCTGCTTCTAGCAATGCCCCATACAGAAGAGCAGAGTCAAAGTTCGTACCCAACCAAGACGTCCCAGCGGTAACAATTGACGTTGGATAGTAAAAATAATGAAGCTCTGAATTGTAAGTAGCGTCTGGGGTAGGTCCTAGAATAAAGGTGTTGTCGTCAAATACAGCGTAATACTCAGGTTTTCCAAAAAATGCTGAATCTGTATCAGGATAGGACTCACGGATAAAGTTAACATCTTTGTTCAAAAGGTAGTGGTACTCATTTGCCGAATTAATCACCGCAAGACTAAAGGTTGATAGCCAGTCTGAAGGAGTTGATAAATACTTATTCCCTACAGTCATAGTACCCGTAACGTTCTTACGGATAGCAGGTAACTGCACCATGTTATAGATGCGCTGCTCCGCCAACTGTACAAACCTAGCAATCTGCTCGGCAGACGTAAACGACCCGACTGTTGCTGGGAAGTCATTCTCAGCAAAGCCTTTAATAGCGGACGTTAACTGCGTGTAATTCATCCCATCTTCCCGCTAGACATACGACCTTTGGTTGCTGCACCAGCACCACGCATCTCGATCTTGCCATATTGGTTTATAGGTTTACCTTTAAACTTACTAATCCCACCAACAGAAATATCCGTAGTAGCCATTTCTTGTGCGCCAGTCATACCTTTGGAAGTTAGCCCTTTAGCAGAGATTGTCTTACCCTTCATTGTATGGGGAGGAGCATAGACTTTAGCGTCTCCTACTTCTTTACCCATTACTTTTTTAGAGAACTTAGCCATTATCGACCTCTTCCTGCGCTTTTACGCATCATTTGGTTTTGAACTTTTGCTAAACCACGTCCAATTTTCTTCATGACCATCTGGTCTTTACCGCCCATCTTCGGCTTTGCTTTCATGCCCAAGACTGTAGGACCGCTATCACCTAAGTTTTTACCTTCGGTCTTGCCTTTTTTAGCAATCCCATCTGCGCTTTTCTTAAACATTTTTAACTCCTTATGTTGTTGTTACTGTTACGCTACCTACCTGACCTTCTGGGGCTAAGTTGTTGGGGGTTAATCCATCATCTCTAGACCCACCAACAGGGTTCCACCCCCATTGGAATATTCTACTACCACCTTCTGGAAAACCAACACCTTCTAAGGTATTGTCGTTTGTTCCATTAAGCTGCAAACCGCTACTTCCAGATACCTGATAACTTATATCAGGGCGTGGCTCCCGTACTGCCTGTGGGTCATCTACTGGATATAAACCTAACGACAACTGCGGCTGGTCTGGATCCCAACAGCTAGGACACACCTTAATGTTTTTTATCTGTTGCTTTACAACTAACTTCCGTAGATCTTTTAGCTTATACCGTTGACCGCATCGATCACATTCGGCAATCGCAAATTTGCCACTACTAAATTTATTAGGCATAGAAGGTCGTCCTAGGAACGAACCTAGAAGCGGCTTTTTCTCTGTCCTCCGTAGAAGCCAAGAGCCACTGCTCCTCGTATTCTTGCTTTAAAAATTGCACTCGTGCCTGTCCATCTGGTAGCTTTTGAGCCATATAGAAAGCCAATCCTGCCACCATACAAGGTAATAGGCGAAAGGGAATATCAGGCTCTACCGCTCCATTAGATCCAGCATCTTGAATCCTACGCAACCTCCAGTACACAAAGGTATAAGGACCACCACCAGCATCGGGCGTGGGCCAAACGTTAATAGAAGGAAGGTTCTGTATCGTAAGAGCCGCACCTGTCGTATGCCCTGCCGCTGTAGTACCGTTTTGACCACGGTAGCAGTTAGTTAATACATTACCAATAACGTTGGCGTAGCTGATTGTCTCATTGTCAATCTTAACAAACCCACCAATTGGAAGGGCGCTGGCATCACTCACAGTAATAGAAGTAGCCGCAGCATCAATCGTGCCGTTTAAGGTCACAGCGGTCAAATTAGACTGTCCTGACTGGCGGTTGAACCACATCTGAATAGGACGCCCAGTGGTCAATTTATTGGGGATCGTAGAGTAGGTAGACTCTGAAATACGGCTAATATTGATGTCTACTTGATTACTTGCAACACCATTATTCTGACGAATAACTGTATCTAAAAGGTCAATTGTATTGATTGGAACGGGATAAATGCCTTGACCAGTAACCATTTGGATCTGATTTTGCTCGATTGTCCAGAGGTTAATACCACGGTTAGCCCACTCAACTGTTAATAGATTTAAGGATCTGCGGGCAGTCCGCATATCGTAACCCGTACGCAATTCCGTACCTGTTCTCTCAAACGCCTCTTCAATGAGGTTATTAAGGTCTAGATTAAAAGCGGTTGTGCCTGAAGTACTCATATTTTCCTATATGGTTTTACTTTTGCTTTTACTGTTTTTGGCTGGGGCACGAACTGTTTTCCCTGTGCTTTTCCTTGCCGTTTTGCCCGTGTTGTTGCTGCGTACTCTTGTGGGCTTAACGCTTCGATTGCTTTCTTGGGTAGGTATCTCTCGCCCGTCTCGGATGACTTCTTCCCTGACTTGGTCGTCCACTTTTGATCGCCCCAAGCTTTTAAAGATTGCTGGGATTTTGCTAAACCACCCCCAGCCATTTTTTTCTTCTTTGACGCACAATGAGCCTTCTCCGAGAACCCCTTTGGGCTGTCGCAGTTGATCGACTTTTTGCGCTTGTCTGACCATTTCACTTATAGCCTCCACCAGCTGCTTTGTAGCGTTTAGCCATTAACTGGGCTTTGCGAGCTGACCATTGACCTGCGCCAGTGCCTTGCACCGCAGCGGCTTTAATACTGTTAAATATCCGTTTACGTAAACTAGGCTTAGTATAGTTACCTGCCTCGTTTACTTTAGATTTAACCTTACCGCCTTCTTTGTATTGAGTAAAGTCGGTATCATCCTTACGGGCTTTCTTCTTTGCCACAGGCATCTTAGAGGGGTTTATATCTCCCATACCACGACTTGGTCTCATGCTCTTGTCTTCCCTCTAATAGCGCAACCATCGGCCCGTTTGGACGCTGATTTAATAACACCGCCTTTGGCTTTGTTGTACGGTTTTGTTTTACGATCCATGGGATCGGTCATACTTCCACCGCCACCGCCACCCCCACCACCTGAAGTAGCTCCTTTAAATATGTTGCCTCCTGGAGACACCATAGAGCGTTGATAAGACCCAGCTTTTTTTGCTGCTTCTGCCTCATCTGCTTTTTGTTTAGCTTTGAGTTCTCTAATGGCATCTTCTTTATTTAGCTTATCTACAGCAGCTTTTTTCATGCCTTCACGATTAATTTTTTCATCATCGCTTTTATGCATACCTTCAATTCCGTAGGTAAAAAGAGATCTTTGCCCTGTATTTGCAGAGTCGCTTGTTCTTTTTACATCACTTTGGGCTAGTTTTATCTCCCCAACTATGTCGTCTAATTCACCAGGTTTTAATTGTTTTGGCATGTCTATACAATCCTTCCTCTGGTTTTGCCACGCTGGGCTATGCCATCAGCACGGGATGATGCGTTTACTTTACCGCCTTTGGCGTATTTAACTGGTTCGTACTTCATAGACTTAACTCCACCAGCTCCGCCACCGCCCCCACCACCTCTAGGTTTATCCAAGATCTCTTTCATCTTAGCAATCTCGGCATTAGCAGTCAAAGGGCTAGACTTAACTCGCTTATCTTTGAACTCTTCGTTCTCAGCAGCTTTGCCTTTGCGGTCTTTCTCTGGCGG